CCTGGAGGTGACCGACCTATGACCACCCTTGACTACCTCATGAATGTGGTGGCGGGCTTGCGCTCGCGCCTCGACCTTGCTCCCGTCTTCCGGTGGGCGGTCGTGGTTGGTACCGACCCGCTGCGCGTGCAGCTCGACGGCGACGCGACCCCGCTCGCAGCCGACCCGATCAACTTCGCGGGCGACCTGAAGACGGGCCGTCGCGTCTGGACGGTCAGCGTCAACCGCCGCCTGTACCTGCTGGGTACCGTCCGGGAGACGCAGACGGGCGACGGCGGGTCTTCCGCCCCGGTGGGCACAGTCGTCGCCTACGCGGGCGTGAAGGCTCCCGCCGGGTGGCTCCTGTGCGACGGCACCGCCTACAAGAAGGCACAGTATCCGGCGCTCGCGGCGGTCCTCGGCGCGACGGGAACGGGCGCGGACTTCCTGGTGCCGGACCTGCGCGGTCGGTTCCTCATGGGGTCGTCTGCCTCCCACCCGCGAGCGCAGACGGGCGGCGAGGAGACCCACACCCTGACCACCGCTGAGATGCCCTTCCACAACCACAAGGTGATCGGCCAGGGCTACGACAGCTCGTGGTTCGGCGGCGTGGGTATCTGGCGGTCGGATGCAGGCTCGGGCGGCAAGTGGTCTATCGCGGCGGGGTCCGGGTCTGGTCAGCTCGGCTACCTGGACGCGGCGGCTGCGGGTGGCAACCAGCCGCACAACAACCTCCCGCCGTTTTATGCGGTGGGTTACATTATCAAGGCCTAGAAGGGGGCTTTTCATGGCTGCAACAAGCAGGGCGCTGATCGCGGTGACGAAGGATGCCGCACTCAAGGAGCGTGCCGTGGCTCTGGCGGCGACGCTGGGCATGACGGAGAACGAGGTGGAGGCTGCATGGCGCAACATCGTCGTCTCCAATGCCGACAACACGGGCAAGCAGGCTATCGCTGACGTGTACGAAGACGCGCTCGAGAAGCGATACCTGGCGTTGGCTAAGGTCCCGCCCGAGGTGGGCGAGGACCTGTCCGCCGTGACGGACGAGAACCTGCTGTTTGCCCTCCGGCAGGCACTCAAGGATAAGAAGGAGAACTGACAACATGCCAGATATTGACGCTTTCGCGTATGACATGCAGTGGTGGTGCCAGTACGGGGACCTGGGTTACGACCAGTGGAACCGCTGGGACCTGCGCGTGGGTGGCGAGACGGATTGCTCCGCGCTCGTTATCGGCGTGCTGAAGGCACGCGGCTTCGACACCGGCAACGCCACCTACACGGGCAATATGGCTCGTGAGCTTACCGCGCGCGGCTGGGACATGCTCGACCCCGACACCGACCTGGAGCGCGGCGACATCCTGCTCAACCACGCCAACCACGTGGCCGTCTACCTGGGCGGCGGTCTGCTCGCTCAGGCCTCGATTGACGAGCGGGGCGAGATCGCGGGCGGCCAGTCCGGCGACCAGGCCAACGAGACCAACGTCAAGGCCTACTACGATTACCCGTGGGACTGCGTTCTGCGCTACACGTGTTCCGACACGGGCGGTGTGTCCACCTACGGCCACGGTTCCGGCTACAACCCGAACGGCTACGGCGAGGACTACGTGCGCGAAGTCCAGACCCAGCTCCTGGCTCGTGGCTACGATCTGGGCGAGGACGGCGCGGACGGCATCCTGGGTGAGCAGACGTACAACGCGATTAAGGCCTTCCAGGAGGCGAACGGCGGCCTGGAGATCGACGGTATTCCCGGTCCCCAGACGCTGGCGGCGCTGCGCGGCGCGAGCATCGTCCCCACCGCAGCCCACCAGCCCGCCGTCGACGGCTACTGGGGCGACGCGACAACCCGCCTCCTCCAGGGTGTCCTCGGCACGACGGTGGACGGCGTGGTGTCGTCCCAGGCGGCGGTGAACCGCGACAGCCTGCTCGGCTGCACGACCGGCTGGGAGTTTGTGCCCACCGAGGTCGCGGAAGGCTCCCTCCTCATCGAGGCCATGCAGACGGCCCTCGGTGTCGAGGCTGACGGCCTCATGGGGCCGGACACGGCGAACGCACTCGCCGCACGGTACGGACTGGAAGGCGACGGGTGCCTGGACGCGCCGTCTCCGACGGTCGAAGCAATGCAGCGTGAGCTGCTGAATGGAGGATGGTAATCATGAGCGCACCGAAGCACGCTCTCACGACTGATCGCACCCGCTGGGCGGCCCTCACGCCGCCCCGCCGCAAGGCCCTGTATGGCATTGTCGCGGCGCTCCTGGCGCTGGGCATGGCCTACGGGTACGTCACGCCCGAGCAGTCCACGCACTGGCTCGACGTGGCCGATAAGGCGCTGGGTCTGATCGCTCTCGTGATCGCCGCGTCTCACACGGGTGGGGTCTACGAGGCCCCGATCTACGGTGAGCGCGACGGGGAGGACTCGCTCCAGTGAGTCCGGGCGAGGTCGTGACCGTCATCAGTGCCTCCGGAGTTGCCTTCGGAGGCCTGGTGACGGCTGTGTCCGTCCTTGCTGGCATGAAGTGGGGACGGGAGAAGGCTAAGGCGGAGGCGCTCCTGGTCCGGGAGCAGGTCGGCAAGGCCCGCGCGGAGCGCGAGCAGGCCGAAACGTCCTCCGCCCTCGAAGCTATCGCGGGGAAGATCGACCAGCGGTTGGACGCGCTGGAGGCCTCGCTGTCCGAAGTCCATCACGAGGTGACCCCGAATCATGGGGGCAGCATCAAGGACGCGGTGCGCCGCATCGAGCAGAACCAAGAAGGCCTCCGCTCGACGCTGGACGCACACGGCCAGGTACTCGCCAGCCACGGTCAGGCGCTCACCAGCATCACTGAGCGACAGGACCGCGATATGCGCGACCTGGGCGCTCGCATCGACAACATTCAGGAGACGGCGTGGGCGGAGCACGAGGCGCTCCGGGATACGCTCTCGACCATAGGAGCGTCGTCATGACTGCTTTCATCGAGGGGTCCGTGCAGACCCCCACCGGGCGTATCGTCCCCATGACGATCAATGCGAAGCCCATCCCTGATCCCGGCAAGCTGGCGGACGGGAATGTGCTCGTCGCGGGTAATCTCGCGGCGGGTGTTCGCGCGCCGATCTCTGTCGCCCTGCACCCTGGGCGGTACCGCCTCCGTGTGTTCACCCCGGCTGGCCTGCTGGCTGAGCGTGAGATGGACCTGGTGGACGATCAGCGTGTGACTATCGCGGAGCTGTTGGAGCCTGCCACGGCGGGGCCGTCCGACCCGCACCCGGAAGGCTGGGACGAGCTGTAGGCACACATGGGGAGGCCCCTCCAACCGATCGGTTGGAGGGGCCTCCCCATGTGTGCCTACAGCTCGTCCCAGCCTTCCGGGTGCGGGTCGGACGGCCCCGCCGTGGCAGGCTCCAACAGCTCCGCGATAGTCACACGCTGATCGTCCACCAGGTCCATCTCACGCTCAGCCAGCAGGCCAGCCGGGGTGAACACACGGAGGCGGTACCGCCCAGGGTGCAGGGCGACAGAGATCGGCGCGCGAACACCCGCCGCGAGATTACCCGCGACGAGCACATTCCCGTCCGCCAGCTTGCCGGGATCAGGGATGGGCTTCGCATTGATCGTCATGGGGACGATACGCCCGGTGGGGGTCTGCACGGACCCCTCGATGAAAGCAGTCATGACGACGCTCCTATGGTCGAGAGCGTATCCCGGAGCGCCTCGTGCTCCGCCCACGCCGTCTCCTGAATGTTGTCGATGCGAGCGCCCAGGTCGCGCATATCGCGGTCCTGTCGCTCAGTGATGCTGGTGAGCGCCTGACCGTGGCTGGCGAGTACCTGGCCGTGTGCGTCCAGCGTCGAGCGGAGGCCTTCTTGGTTCTGCTCGATGCGGCGCACCGCGTCCTTGATGCTGCCCCCATGATTCGGGGTCACCTCGTGATGGACTTCGGACAGCGAGGCCTCCAGCGCGTCCAACCGCTGGTCGATCTTCCCCGCGATAGCTTCGAGGGCGGAGGACGTTTCGGCCTGCTCGCGCTCCGCGCGGGCCTTGCCGACCTGCTCCCGGACCAGGAGCGCCTCCGCCTTAGCCTTCTCCCGTCCCCACTTCATGCCAGCAAGGACGGACACAGCCGTCACCAGGCCTCCGAAGGCAACTCCGGAGGCACTGATGACGGTCACGACCTCGCCCGGACTCACTGGAGCGAGTCCTCCCCGTCGCGCTCACCGTAGATCGGGGCCTCGTAGACCCCACCCGTGTGAGACGCGGCGATCACGAGAGCGATCAGACCCAGCGCCTTATCGGCCACGTCGAGCCAGTGCGTGGACTGCTCGGGCGTGACGTACCCGTAGGCCATGCCCAGCGCCAGGAGCGCCGCGACAATGCCATACAGGGCCTTGCGGCGGGGCGGCGTGAGGGCCGCCCAGCGGGTGCGATCAGTCGTGAGAGCGTGCTTCGGTGCGCTCATGATTACCATCCTCCATTCAGCAGCTCACGCTGCATTGCTTCGACCGTCGGAGACGGCGCGTCCAGGCACCCGTCGCCTTCCAGTCCGTACCGTGCGGCGAGTGCGTTCGCCGTGTCCGGCCCCATGAGGCCGTCAGCCTCGACACCGAGGGCCGTCTGCATGGCCTCGATGAGGAGGGAGCCTTCCGCGACCTCGGTGGGCACAAACTCCCAGCCGGTCGTGCAGCCGAGCAGGCTGTCGCGGTTCACCGCCGCCTGGGACGACACCACGCCGTCCACCGTCGTGCCGAGGACACCCTGGAGGAGGCGGGTTGTCGCGTCGCCCCAGTAGCCGTCGACGGCGGGCTGGTGGGCTGCGGTGGGGACGATGCTCGCGCCGCGCAGCGCCGCCAGCGTCTGGGGACCGGGAATACCGTCGATCTCCAGGCCGCCGTTCGCCTCCTGGAAGGCCTTAATCGCGTTGTACGTCTGCTCACCCAGGATGCCGTCCGCGCCGTCCTCGCCCAGATCGTAGCCACGAGCCAGGAGCTGGGTCTGGACTTCGCGCACGTAGTCCTCGCCGTAGCCGTTCGGGTTGTAGCCGGAACCGTGGCCGTAGGTGGACACACCGCCCGTGTCGGAACACGTGTAGCGCAGAACGCAGTCCCACGGGTAATCGTAGTAGGCCTTGACGTTGGTCTCGTTGGCCTGGTCGCCGGACTGGCCGCCCGCGATCTCGCCCCGCTCGTCAATCGAGGCCTGAGCGAGCAGACCGCCGCCCAGGTAGACGGCCACGTGGTTGGCGTGGTTGAGCAGGATGTCGCCGCGCTCCAGGTCGGTGTCGGGGTCGAGCATGTCCCAGCCGCGCGCGGTAAGCTCACGAGCCATATTGCCCGTGTAGGTGGCGTTGCCGGTGTCGAAGCCGCGTGCCTTCAGCACGCCGATAACGAGCGCGGAGCAATCCGTCTCGCCACCCACGCGCAGGTCCCAGCGGTTCCACTGGTCGTAACCCAGGTCCCCGTACTGGCACCACCACTGCATGTCATACGCGAAAGCGTCAATATCTGGCATGTTGTCAGTTCTCCTTCTTATCCTTGAGTGCCTGCCGGAGGGCAAACAGCAGGTTCTCGTCCGTCACGGCGGACAGGTCCTCGCCCACCTCGGGCGGGACCTTAGCCAACGCCAGGTATCGCTTCTCGAGCGCGTCTTCGTACACGTCAGCGATAGCCTGCTTGCCCGTGTTGTCGGCATTGGAGACGACGATGTTGCGCCATGCAGCCTCCACCTCGTTCTCCGTCATGCCCAGCGTCGCCGCCAGAGCCACGGCACGCTCCTTGAGTGCGGCATCCTTCGTCACCGCGATCAGCGCCCTGCTTGTTGCAGCCATGAAAAGCCCCCTTCTAGGCCTTGATAATGTAACCCACCGCATAAAACGGCGGGAGGTTGTTGTGCGGCTGGTTGCCACCCGCAGCCGCCGCGTCCAGGTAGCCGAGCTGACCAGACCCGGACCCCGCCGCGATAGACCACTTGCCGCCCGAGCCTGCATCCGACCGCCAGATACCCACGCCGCCGAACCACGAGCTGTCGTAGCCCTGGCCGATCACCTTGTGGTTGTGGAAGGGCATCTCAGCGGTGGTCAGGGTGTGGGTCTCCTCGCCGCCCGTCTGCGCTCGCGGGTGGGAGGCAGACGACCCCATGAGGAACCGACCGCGCAGGTCCGGCACCAGGAAGTCCGCGCCCGTTCCCGTCGCGCCGAGGACCGCCGCGAGCGCCGGATACTGTGCCTTCTTGTAGGCGGTGCCGTCGCACAGGAGCCACCCGGCGGGAGCCTTCACGCCCGCGTAGGCGACGACTGTGCCCACCGGGGCGGAAGACCCGCCGTCGCCCGTCTGCGTCTCCCGGACGGTACCCAGCAGGTACAGGCGGCGGTTGACGCTGACCGTCCAGACGCGACGGCCCGTCTTCAGGTCGCCCGCGAAGTTGATCGGGTCGGCTGCGAGCGGGGTCGCGTCGCCGTCGAGCTGCACGCGCAGCGGGTCGGTACCAACCACGACCGCCCACCGGAAGACGGGAGCAAGGTCGAGGCGCGAGCGCAAGCCCGCCACCACATTCATGAGGTAGTCAAGGGTGGTCATAGGTCGGTCACCTCCAGG